ATCTGGACCGATTCCAGGTTAAAGAGCTGTGTTTCGACCCGTGGAACGCCACCCAGCTGACCAATGACCTCACCTCGGCCGGCGCGCCGATGGTGCAGGTGCGCCAGGGCTACATTTCGCTGTCGCCGCCGCTCAAAGAGATCAAGCGGCTGCTCATGCAGGGCCACGAGAAAGACCCCAAGCTGCGCCACGGCGGCAACGCCATCATGCGCTGGATGATCTACAACTTGGCCGTGGCCTCGGATCCGAGCGGGAACGTGAAGCCGGACAAGGCCAGCGCCAGCGACAAGATCGACGGGGTGTCCGCGTTGGTCACCGCGATGAACCGGGCCATGCATCACCAGGGCTCCGGGCGCTCGGTCTACGAAGACGACGATCTGGAAATCGTGTGACGGTGGCGCTGGCCACGCTGCGCGGCACCGTGAGCCGGATCGACGTGCCCACCCGCACCGTGAAGGCGGACACCGAGATCGGCCCGGTGCGCGCGACCGTGCTCCCCTCGGTGCACACGCCGCGGCTCGGGGACACCGTGCTGCTACTGGGCGGCTCCGAGGGCTGGGCCGTCATCGACTCTTGGAGCTCGCCTTCATGACCTGGTCCCTGGCCGTCAACCTGATCACCAACGTGCTGCTGTTGGCCGGCGCGGCCGGCTGGGTGATCTACCAGGTCCGCGCCGACCGGTTGGCGATCAACCGCCGGGTGCTGGCCAACCTGATCGACGGCTCGGCCATGGACGGCGTGCTCATCGCTCGCAGGAGGGGGTATCTGGTGCTCAAGAGCGTTACGCGACTGGACCCAGGATCTGAACCGACCCCGGTGGACGGCGAGGTGCTGGTGGACAAGGACCGGGTGGACTTTCTGCAGGTGTTGGGGCCGGGCTGATGGCGTTTGTGTTCTCGGCCGGCCGGCTCGCGCAGCTCGACCGGTACGCGGTGCCCGAGCGCCCGCTACCGGCCGGGCTGACCCTGGACAATCAGAGCTGGTCGTACAAGGAGCTGTACCGCACCCAGCCGCAGCTGCGCACGGTGGTCAACTTCCTGGGTCGCAACATCGCCCAGCTGGGCCTGCACCTGTACAAGCGGGTGTCCGACACCGACCGCGAGCGGATCAACGACCACCCGATGGCGAAGCTGTTCGACAAGCCCTCGCCCTGGACCACGCCCTACCGGCTGATCAACGATCTCGTGTGCGACCTGGCGATCTACGACCGGGCGTTCTGGCTGAAGACCTCGGCCGGCGGCACCGACGCGCTGGTCCGGCTGGACCCGATCAAGGTGCTGTTGCGGGGCAACAACCCGTTCGTGGCCGAGGGCTACCGGTATATGGGCGGCGCGGCCAGCGGCTACACCGACTTCCCGACCGACCAGGTGGTGCACTTCCACGGCTACAACCCGGGGGATCACCGCGACGGCTGCAGCCCCATTGACGCGCTGCGCACCCTGCTCCTGGAGGAGCTGCACGCCGCGCAGTACCGCGACCAGCTGTGGCGCAACGGCGCGCGCGCCGCCGGCTACATCCGCCGCCCCCTGGAGGCCGCACAGTGGTCGCGGGACGCGCGTAACCGGTTCCGCCAGCAGTGGCAGGCCCAGTACTCCGGAGACTCTCCCCTGGCCGGCGGCACGCCCATCCTGGAAGACGGCATGGAGTGGACCAGCGCCTCGGTCACCCCCGAGCAGGCCCAGTACCTGGAGTCGCGCAAGCTCACCCGCGAGGAGGTGGCGGCGGCGTACCACATTCCGCCGTCCATGCTCGGCATTCTGGACCACGCCAACTTCGCCAACATCCGCGAGCAGCACAAGATCCTTTACCAGGACACCGTGGGCCCGTGGCTGATGATGATCTCTCAGGAGATCGACCTGCAGCTCAAACCGGACTTCTCCGGCACCGAGAAGCTCTACACCGAGTTTAACCTGGACGAGAAGCTGCGGGGCGCGTTCGAAGACCAGGCCACCCAGCTGCAGATTGCGGTAGGCGGGCCGTACATGACCCGCAACGAGGGTCGCTCGCGGCTGAACCTGCCCACGGTCGACGGTGGGGACGAGCTGATCACCCCGCTGAACGTGCTGGTCGGGGACGATCCGCAGGCCAACCCCCGCGATTCCGCGCCGCCGCCGAATGTGCCCACCGACCAGCTGCCCGCCGACAACGGGGCACCCCGGGCGCTGCCGGCCGCCGCGGCTCGCCGGCCCAGTGGCAAGGCCCGGGTCGACGCGGCGTATGTGGAGCTCGCGGCCAAGGTGCTGCAGCGGTATTTCGCCCGGCAAGCCAGCTCGGTGTCCGCCGCGCTGAACGCCCGGAGCCGGCACCGCCTCACCTCGGTCAGCGCTATCTACGACCAGGGCCGTTGGACCCGCGACCTGGCCGCCGAGCTGTACGGGCTGTCCGGGCGGATCGTGGCCGGCGCGGCGAAGTCGGCGCTGCGCGAGCTCGGCCTGGACCCCACTCGGTTCGACGAGACCCGCACCCTGGGCTGGCTGCGCGAGCACTCCGAACGGGTTGCCAAGCGCCTGGAGGAGGGCACAGCGGGCGCGCTGGCCAAGGCCCTCAAGGCGGAAGACTCGGTGGCCGCCGTGGCCGCCCTGTTCGCCTCTTACACGGCCGGCCGGGCCCGCGAGGTGGCCGAGACCGAGGTGACCGCGCTGTCCGGGTTCGGCACCACCGAGGCGGTCAAGACGTCCGGCAAGACGGCCACCAAGACCTGGCGCACCACCTCCAGTCACCCCCGCTCGGCGCACGCCGCGATCAACGGCGAGACCGTGCCGATCGAAGGGAAGTTCTCCAACGGCGCGAGCTTCCCGGGGGACATCGCGCTGCCGCCCGAGCAGCGGGTGGGCTGCAAGTGCGAGATCGACGTCAAGATCAGCTAGGAGGTGCCCATGGCCGGCGCTCGTGGCAAGGGGAAGGGCCGAGGCTCGCACCGCTTCTACTCGAAGAAACAGTGGCGCTGGGCGTTCGCCACCAAGCAACCGTGGGCACGAAAGCACGCTCATGCAACACCTGGTGGGCCGAAAGCCCGGTACCGCCGTCTTCCAACCCGATCGAGGAGTTGATCTAGTGCGTGCCAAGACAGCCCCCGCGCGGGTGAAGACCAAGGACGAGTCCGGCGCCGACCTACCGGCCGGGGAGTTCAAGGCCCTGGTGAGCGTGTTCGGCACCGTGGACTCCGTCGGCGACGTGGTGATGCCCGGCGCGTTCTCGAAGTCGCTGGGCTCGCTGGCTGAGAAGGGCGCGCCGATCCCGATCGTCTGGTCACACGACTGGAATGATCCTTTCTCGCACATCGGGGTGGCGAGCTCGGCGACCGAGACCGAGGCCGGCCTGGAGATCGCCGGCACCCTGGACATCGGGGACAACCCCAAGGCGCTGCAGGTGTACAAGCTGCTCAAGGGCGGCCGGGTGCGAGACTTCTCATTCGCCTATGAGGTGCGCGACTCCGGCGAGGCCACCCGGGACGGCAAGTCCGTCACCGAGCTGCGCGAGCTCGACATCTTCGAGGCCGGCCCCACCCTGGTCGGCGCGCACCGGGACACCGAGCTGCTCGACATCAAGGCCGGTACCCGCAACGTGCGGCTGGCCAAGGATCTCCCGGGCGACCTGAAGCCGGGCACCGAGGTCGAGACCATCCACATGGTCAGCCAGACCGAGCTGACCGAGCTCATTACCGAACAGGTCACCGAGGCACTGAGCGCGCTCGGGGACGCGGTGAAGAACCAACAGCCCGCCGGGGTGAAGTCCGGCCGGGTGCTGTCCAAGGCCAACGAGTCGCGGATCAAACAGATCGCCGAGTTGGCCCAAGAGCTGCTCGCCAGCGTGGCGAGTGAAGAGAACAACGACGACAGCAAGGCCACGCCAGCCTCGCCCGCGGCCGTCCAGGAGCCCCCTGCCGGGGCCAAGACGGATCCGCCAGCCGGGCACGCCGCCGCAGCGAATCGTCTCCTGTTGGACCTTGAGCTGATGGAGCTTGAGGCCGAAACGCGAGAGGAGAGCGGCACATGACCGCCACCCTGAGCCGGATGGACCGGCTGACCGAAGAGTTCAACACCCACCTCAAGGACGCCCGCGGCATCGCCGCCGAGGCGGAAGCGGCCGGCGGCGAGTTCACCGACGACCAGCGCAGCAGGCTCAACGAGTCGATGGGCAAGGCCAAGGACGCGAAGACCGCGCTGGACGCGGCCAAGGCCGACCAGAAGACCCTCGAAGCGGTCCGCGGCCTCGGCGACCTCGGCGAGCTCGGCGGCGGCAAGCGCACCGACTCCGGGCTTCACGTGCCGGATGACGGCCAGAGCATCGGCGAGTTCTTCGTAGGCTCCTACGGTTACAAGGACGTCATGGCGCAGAGCCCCTCGGGGCACTTCACCAAGGACCAGAGGGTAGAAGGCCGCCCCGTGGGCTTCCAGCGGCTGATCCCGCAGCGCGGGCAGAAGACCCTGGTGACGGGTCTGTCCGACACCTCCGGCGGCGCGCTGGTGCGCAACGACTGGCTGGGTCTGCAGGTCGGTTTGGGGCCTTTCCAGCGCCCGCTTCGGCTGCGTGAGCTGTGCTCCTCGGGGCGCACCGCCAGCGACACGGTGGAGTACGCCCGGGTCACCGGTACGACCAACGCCGCCGCGCCGGTCGCGGAAGCAACGGCCACCACCGGCAGCTCGGGTGACAAGCCCGAGTCCGGTCTGGCCACGGCGAAGGTCACCACACCGGTGAGGACCATCGCGCACTGGGTCCCGATCACCAAGCGCGCCATGAGCGACGCCAGCCAGATGCTGACGCTGATCGATCAGTTCCTGCTCTACGGCCTCGAAGAGGTCATCGACGCGCAGATCATCACCGGCGACGGTACCGGCGAGAACTTCGACGGCATCGGGCACCTCTCCGGCGTGCAGACCCAGGCGGCCAGCGATGATGCCGACTTCCGCAACGCCATGCTGTACACGTTGCGCCAGGCCAAGACCAAGGTGCGGCTGATCGGCCGGGCCGTGCCGGGCGCGTACCTGATGAACCCGGCCGATGTCGAGGTGCTCGACCTGTTCGCCGATGGCAACGAGCGCTACTACTTCGGTGGCCCCGGCGGCTCGTTCGTCACTCAGGGCGGCTCGGCCGGCCCGCTGTGGAACCTGCCGATTGTCGAATCCGAGGTGGTGCCCGCAGGTACCGCCTACGTCGGCGACTGGTCCAAGGCCATGATTTGGGACCGCGAGCAGGCCAGCATCACCATGAGCGATTCCCACCTCGGGTTCTTCACCCGCAACATGGTGGCGATCCTGGCTGAGTGCCGCCTTGCGTTCGGCGTGCTGCAGCCGTCCGCGTTCGTGGAAATCACCCTGCCCGTGGTCACCCCGTAAGGGCTGATCGTGACGCTGGTCCGGAGCGGGCACGCGCGTGGGACCGTGGCCCGCTCCGGACCTCCTACTACCCCCACAGCGAACAGATCAGGAGCAGAGCGGATGGCCGAGCAGAACGAGAAGCTGGGTGTCTATGAGGTCACCATCGGGGGCGGCGTGACGACCATGAAGCTGACCCCGAGCCACGCGCAGGCCATGGCCAACGACGGCCAGGGCGTCAAAGATCCGTCCGGCAAACAGATCAAGCCCGAGGGCGGCTCGTTCGCCAACGGTGGCGAGCCGGCCGAGCGGGCCGAGGCGGAGAAGCCACCGGCCAAGGCCCGCAGCTCGGCCGCCAACAAGAGCCGCTCGGCGGCCGACACCGAGGCGAAGTAGCCGCAGGTGGCAACGGTGGAGCCCGTGCACGGGTACATCAGTCTGGCGGCGTTCAAAAAGGCTCTCAACGATGAGCAGAACACCGAATACGACTGGCTGTACTCGTGGGCGATCGAGACAGCCTCACGGCAGGTCGACGGCGAGCGCGGAGACCAGTTCTGGCGCACGCCGGCCCCCACCGTCCGCACCTTCCGCCCGGAGGACTCCCGGCAGCTCTGGACGGGTGACTTCGCCACCACCGACGGGCTGATCGTGCGTACCGACGACTCGGACAACGGCAGCTACAGCACGCTCTGGTCCGCCAGTGACTACTCGGCGGAAGCTGATGAGGGCGTGCACGGCATGATCCGGCCCTGGGTCAAGCTGGTGGCGGTCGGCGGCCGCACCTGGCCCACCTCGGGCTACCGCCGCTCGGTGCAGATCACCGCCACCTGGGGCTGGCCCGAGGTGCCCCGCGAGGTCAAACAGGCCACCCAGATCCTGGCCCTGGATCACTTCCGCAGCCGGGACCTCACCGGCGGCGTGGCGGCGTTCAACGACGCCGGCCCGGTCCGGGTGGCGGCGTTCAACCCGATCGCCCGCAAGCTGCTGCAGGAGCTGCGGCTATGACCACGGTGTTCGGCGACTTCGGCGGCGACCCCGGGCCGGAGGTCGAAACGATCTTCACCCAGATCACCGACACAGCCAAGATGGTCGAACCCGGCCTGCGCACCTACCCGCTGCTCAAGATCGCGGTCGACGCGCCGGCCATCGTGTGCCGCCTCTCGGACGTCAACTACCGCGAGGTGTTCGAGGCCAACGACGCCGGTTACGTGTTCGACGTGATCATGCTGGTGACCAAGGTGGTCGAGGTGAACGCGCTGCGCCGGGCCTACGGCTGGGCGAACCCCCGTTCCACCCTCAAGCAAGCCCTGAACACCGTTCCGGGCCTGACCATCGCGCAGGCGACCGACTTCGGCGACTACCAGGTGGGCGACATCTTGAGCGGCGCCACGTTGTGGGGCTTCACCTGGCGCGCGGTCTACGACGGCTGACGCACCCCCCTAGCGACGTACCGGAGGACACCCATGCCCGAGAACACCCGTTGGACCTCGAATGTGCCACTGGCCCTCAAGCGCGCCGATGGCAACGTCTACGCGTTCGGCCCCGGCGAGCCCATCACGGGCATGGCCGAGGGCTGGACGCCCGGAGAGCACCTCACTTCCGGGAACCCCCCCAAGATCTCCCCTGCACCGGGCTCCGAGCCGGCCGCCGGGAAGGGCAAGTCAACCAAGAGGCCCAGCCGTGCGGCTGCGGGCGATGAGGAGGGATCTGCCTGATGGCAACCAAGGCCGTACAGGGCAAGCTGACCAGCGTTTACGTCGATCACCTGAACGCAAGCCCCTACTTGCAGGAATACGAGGTCGATTCGCAGCGCGATGACACCGACGTGACCGCGTTCGAGGCCGACGACAAGGAATTCATCACCAGCGCCGCCGAGAACGACGTCACCCTGACGGGGTTCTGGAATGGCGAAGAGGGCAGCCTGGACGAGCTGCTGTTCCTCACCTACGGCACCGACGTGCAGAACGTGGTGACGCTCATGCCGGCCGGTTCGCTGGCCGTGGCCCGGGGTTGTTTGCTGGTCCCCGGTACTCAGGTCGGGATGAACATCTCGGCCGCCGCCGACGAGCAGCAGGCCCTCGAAGCGGATTTCAAGTCCCGCCTCGTGCCCGGCCGCGTGCTCAAGACCCCGGTTCCGCAGACGGCCACCGGCGCCTCGGCCAGCCCCTGGGTCTCGCCCAAGGTCAGCCAGCTAGGCCTGTCGGCCAACCTGCACGTGGTGGCGCTCAGCCACGGGGTCACCACCCCGACCGCGATCACGGTGGAGGTCGAGCACGGCCCGGACGGCACCGATTGGGACACGCTGGTGACGTTCGACATCGACCCGGCGGACCCGCTCGGCGGCTACACCGCGAGCACGCTGAAGACCCTGGAGATCGAGAAGCAGATCCGCTACACCACCACGATCACCGGCGGCACCACGCCCAGCCTGCTCTACTTGCTGGCCGCCGGCCGACGGGCGTAGGGGGGCCAGGGTGGCCGGCGGAGACGCCTCGCAGGTGACGCGCATGTTCGAGCGCACCAAGCGTGTGCTGCGCGGCTCCTCGGGCCCTCTGCGGGCCGCCCTGGACGTCTACGCGGCCGGCATCAACCGGCGCGCCCCCCGGCGCACCGGCGCGCTGGCCGCCAGTTTCAAGGTCACCACCAACGGCCCGGCCAGTGGGTCGGTGTCGAGCTCTTCGGTGGCGGCGCATACCCAAGAGTTCGGTGCCCGCATAGCCCCGACCAAGACCGCGCTGCGGTTCACCGGCCCGCCGGTGACGTTCATCCGCCGCGCGGTGTTCGTACCGGCCCAGCCCTACGTGGCGCCGACGTTCACCCAGGACACCCAGCGGGCGGTAGACGCCGCCGGCCGGGCCCTGGCATCTGAAATCACCCACTAGTCCCACAGAGAGGTAGCCCAATGGCCCGGATCAAGTCCATCGGTGACGTGCAAACCAAGGTCAATATCGAGGTGATCTCGGTCCCCGAGTGGGGCGACGCCGACACCGAAATCTGCGTGCGCAACCTGGCCTCGGGCGAGGTCAGCACGTATCACAACAAGCTGATGGCCCAGCCCAAGGACAAGTCCCCGCATGTCACCGCGGGCAAGCTGCGGCACGCCAACGCCTGGTTGATCATCATGGGCAGCTGCGACGACAACGGGGATCCGATCTTCACGGAGATCGACATTCCCGAGCTGGAGCGCAAGGACAACGGCGGCGCGGCCAAGGTGGCCGACGCCATTCAGCGGCTGTCCGGCATCGGAGACTACGCGCAGTCGAGTGAGGCGCTGGCGGGAAAATCCGGCACCAACCAGGACTCGAATTCCGACTACGACTAGCGAGCCACCTGCACATGACGGTGGGCGAGCTCGATGCCCGGATGTCCTGGCGGGAGATGCAGCTATGGGCGGCCTACGAACTCGTGGCCGGCCCACTCGGCCCGGTGCGGATGGATCACCTGATGTCCATCCTGGCGGCGGTCATCCGCAACACGTTCAGCAAGAAACGCAGCACGCCGGAACAGTTCCGCCCGAAGTGGGGGACCAAGGCTGGGCCGGCGGAACGCAAGACGCTGGGCCAGGACAGCACCACGCAGCTGCCCGAGTGGGCGCAGGAGCTGCGTGAGATCGAAGCGGCGGACTGACAGGGAAGGTGGGGTGAGCCATGGCGAGTAAGAACGCCCGGTTGGGTATCGACGTCGACATGGCCACCGCCAACGCCCAACGCGAGGCCGACAAGATCCAACGCCAGATGGAGCAGTTGGCCAAGCTGTCCCCGCAGATCAAGGTTGGCGCGAACGGCGCGGAGGTCACCCGGGTTGCCGAGGAGGCCACCGCCGCCGTCAAGGCAATCCCGAGCCAGGTCAAGACCAGCATCGACGTCGACTTTGCTAAGGCCCAGGTCAAGCTCGACCAGGCCCAGGCCCGCCTCGATGAGCTGACCCACCGGGGCGCCGATGTCCTGATAGACGCCAACCTCGCGCCGATCGACCGCAAGATCGCGATCGTGAACGCCGGGCTGGACGCATTGCGCGCGCTGCAGCCCACGGTCACCGTCCAGGCCGACATTGCCAAGGCGGAAACCGAGCTGGTCACCCTCCGAGATCAGGCCACCGCCATCTCCTCGCGCGACTACACCGTGCAGCTCAAGGCCGAGGTCAAGGAAGCCAAGGCCAACGTTGCCTCGCTGCAAGCCATCGTGGCCTCGGTACCGAACAACGTCACAGTCAAATTCGACGCCTCGGCCGCCGGGATCACCGCCGCCACCGCCCAGGTGATCGCTGACCTGGCCACCGTGCCGGACTCCAAGACGCTCAAGTTCATCGCCGACTATCAGCGGGCCCTGGCCGACATTGCCCTGTTGACAGCCAAGATCGAAGCGCTCGGCAAGCTGAAGCCGTCCCCCGAAGTGCAGCTTCAGATCGACAAGGCCAACGTGCAGCTGCTCACGCTGCAGGCCAAGCTGCTGGACCTCGAACGTAAGAAGACCAACCTGCGGGTCGACCTGGACTCCTCGGGCGCGGTGAAGAGCCTGCAGCTGGTCGAGAACGAGGTGGTCAAGACCGGTTCGAGCCTGTCCCGGATGCAGCTGATCGTGTTCGCGGTGGCGGCGGCGTTCCCGCTGATCGCGGCCGCCGTGGTCGGGCTGCCGGCCATCATTGCGCTGATCGCGGTGCCGATCGCCGCTGTGATCACCGGGCTGGAAGGGATCAAACAGGCGGCCCTGCCACTCAAGGCGGCGTTCGCCCAGGTCCAGGGCGCCGTGTCGGCCGCCTTCGAAAAGGGCCTGGCCCCGGCCATCGCCAACATCAATAAGATCTTGCCGGCGCTGAGCAAGGGGCTATCCGGCGCGGCGACGTCGCTGTCCGCCATCGCCACCCAGGTCACCGCTGTGGTGTCCAGCTCGGCCGGGCTGAGCGGGCTGTCCATCATTTTCGACCAGGTCAACACCGTGCTGGCCTCGCTGGGTCCGAGCCTCGCCACGCTGACCCAGAACATCATGACCCTGGCCAGCCAGGCCCTGACCGGGCTGAGCGGACTCGGCCAGGTCATGACCGACATCGGGGCGGCCTGGACGTCGGCCATCGCCGAGATGTCACAGACCGGCACCGTGCAAGCCGCGGTCGCCGCCTTGATCCAGGTGTTCGGCTCGCTGATGAAATTGCTGCCGCCGCTGGTCGAGCTCGGCGCAAAGCTAATGGCCGCGTTCGGCCCGGCGCTGGCCTCCGCCCTGGATGCGATTGCTTCGATCTTGTCCGCGCTGGCCGGGCCGCTCAGCGGGGTCACCACCGCCGTGCTCGGTGCGGTGGCCGCCTGGAAGCTGCTGCAGTTGGCCGTCAAGGGCGTCACCGCCGTGGTGGGCGCGGTCAGCTCCACCCTGGGCACGGCGGTCACCTCGATGCGCAACTTCGGCACGTCGGCGGCGACATCCGGGACCGGTGTGGCGGCGGCCGAGTCGGCTACCTCGAAGTTCACCGGCGTACTCGGCAAGATCGGCAACGCGCTGCCCATCGTGGGCGCCGTGCTGATCGGACTGGGCGAGGCGTACAAGGCCAGCATTCCGGACATCGAGGGCACCGCCTCGGCGATGACCGCCGGGGGTGCGGCGGCCGAGGCGGCGTCTCAGAAGTTCGCCGAGCAGAACGCCCATTTCGATGAGGGCTCGATCGCGGCGAAGCTGTTCGGCGCCAGCCAGGCCGATCTCACCGCCGAGATCGACAAACAGGTGGCCGCGATGTCGCCGCTGGCCGCCGCGCAGGCCAAGGTCAACCTGGCGCAACAGGCCCTCACCCAGGCCACCAAGGACTACGGCGCCGCCTCGCCCGAGGCCGCGATGGCCCAGCAGACCCTCACCCAGCGGGTCAACGAGTCCGAGGCCGCGCAACGCGCCGCCGGCACCGCCACCAGGACCACCACCCAGGCGATCAAGGACCAGCTGTCCGCCGTGCAGGGCCTGATCAACGCCAGCCTCGGCTACTCGGGCGCCCTGCTCAATGTGGAGTCCGCGCAGAAGAACGTCAACCAGGCGATCAAGGACCACGGCGCCGGGTCCCTGGAAGCGCGGCAGGCCGTGCAGAGCCTGGAGGAGGCCAACAACGCCCTGGCGGTGGCCGCCCAGAACCAAGCGGAGGCGCTCACCAAGACGCTGGGCCCGCAGGCCTCGGCCGCCGCCGGTGCGCTGGCCTACGGCGCCGGCATCGCCAACGTGGCGGCCACTCAGTCCGGCCCGGCGGCGGCGGCGGCGAAGACGTGGCTGACCACGATGGACGACGCCACCCAGCAGATGATCACCGCCGCGTCCAAGGCCTCGGGGCTGAAGACCGCGATCGTCACCCTGCCGGACGGTAAGAAGATCGAGATCGTGGCGGACCCATCCAAGATCCCGCAGGTGATCGCGGACTACCAAAAGAAGATCGCCGGCTCGCCCGGTCAGCCGCCGGTCATCCCGACCACCACCCCCGGCGTCGGTAACGCGATGGCCGAGAGTCAGAAGACAGCCGGCGGCACCGTGTTGGGCCCGCAGGTGCAGCCCAACGGGCAGGCGGTCAACCCGTTCCTGCAGAACCTGGTGACCCAGTTCGGCGGCACGACGCTGCCGCCGGGCGTGGTGCCCGATCCGGCCAAGGTCGGGCCAGTCCTGCAAGGTGTGGTGGCCCAAGGCGCGCAGACCACGGTTGTTCTGCCGGTGACCGCCGACACCGCCCAGGCCACCACCAACCTGAACAACTTGAACACCGCGGTCTCCACACTGAATCAGAGCGCGGCCACCCTGAACACCTCGCTGGGCCCGACCGCGACCAGCTTCGCCGCCATGGCGACCAGCCTGCCCACCGTGGCCGCCCAGGCCGCCCTGCTGGCCGTCTCGATGCCGACCGTGGCGACCCAGTTCGGCCTACTCGCCCCGACCAGCACCACCGTGGCCGCACAGTTCGCCCTGCTCGGGCCCTCCATGACGACCGTGGCCACCCAGATGGGTCTGCTCGGCCCGTCCAGCACGGTGGTGGCGACCCAGTTCGGCCTGCTCAACGGTTCGCTGCCCAACATCGCCACCCAGATGGGTCTGCTCGGCCCGTCCAGCACGGTGGTGGCGACCCAGTTCGGCCTGCTCGCCCCGACCAGCACCACCGTGGCAACCCAGTTCGGCCTGCTCGCGCCGACCAGCACGGTGGTGGCGACCCAGTTCGGCCTGCTCGGCCCATCGAGCACGATCGTGGCGACCCAGTTCGGTCTGCTCGGCCCGTCCAGCACGATCGTGGCGACCCAGTTCGGTCTGCTGTCCACCTCGCTGCCGATCGCGGCGACCCAGTTCGGCCTGCTGGCGACCAGCCTGCCCACCGTGGCGCTGCAGTTCTCCGGGCTGGCCTCCTCGCTGCCCACCGTGGCCACCGCGCTAGCCAACGTCAACACCGCGCTGCTGGCGTTCGTGACCAACGTGCAGAACATGGTCACCAACACCGGCACCCAGCTCGATGCGCTGCTGGCCAAGGTACAAACGATCATGGATCAGGTCGCGGCGGCGGTCGAGGCCGCCGGTACCCGGGTCACCGATGCCTGGCAGGCGGCCATGGATGCCCTGGTCCAAGGCACGCAGACCGGAATGCAGGATGTCGCCAACGTCATCCAAGACACGATGAATGCGATCTTGGATTACTTCGAGGCCCTGTATGCGATCTTCGAGGCGGAGGGCACCAACCTCGGTATTTCGTTCGTGAATGGCCTGCTGTCTCAGGTGCAGAACGCGTACAACGCGGGCGTGGCGCTCGGCTCGGCGGCGGCAAAGGGCATCAACGCCGGCATTGCCTCGGGCTCGCCCTCGAAGGAAGGCCTGGACGCTGGCAATAACCTGGGCTACTCGTTCGCCTCCGGCATCGACGAGACCACCCGCATTGTTGCCGCGTCCGCCGAGCAGCTCGGCCAGCTGGCGTCCAGCACGGCTAACGCCCAGCTCGGCGCCATGGTCAGTTCCGGCGACGTCGGGGTGGTGGGCACGATCTCCGACCCGGGTATGACGACGGGCGATGAACCGCCGATCGTGGTCAACAATGCGGTGACCGTGCAGCTGCCGACGGGTGAGTTCGTGCGGTTTGTCGATGGCCGGCTGGCGCGTAACAACAAGAACCTGAAGCGCGGCATCGAAGGGCAGCGGGACTACTGATGGGGGGCTCATGCCGATAATCACCGTGCGCCCGGACGCCACGCTGCAGAAGGGCGTGTGGGACATCGTGGGGCCGGTCGGCGCGGCGGCTCACCAGGTGGTCAACGACGACAACGATCTGACCTGGTTGGAAGTCCCCGGGCTCAAACAGGTGCTTAACGACGCCGACATCTGCAAGCTGAGCATCCAGGATTTCGATATCCCCACCGGGGCGAAGATCTTCGCCGTGCGCGCGCGGGCCCGGGTGGAAAAGATCGTGGCCACCCCGGACAACCCCAACCCGCCGACGCCGCGCCCCGGTTGCGGGTTCCACCGCCATGGCTTCCTGGAGGATCTCCTCCGGTTCATTTTCGTGATCCTGATGCTGTTCTTCTGCCCGAGGAAGCCCGTCCCGCCCGGCGGCACCGACCCGGGAGACCCGCCGTTGCCGGCCGAGTGGGGCAACGTTGACCTGCAGTACTACCTGGAGCAGCCCGGCGGCGGGGAGTGGACGGAGGAGTCGTTCAACGACTTCTTTGTGTCCCTGTTCCGCTCCGATGTCGAGGACGTGACGCTGCGCTTCGGCGAGGTCTGGGTGGACCTGGAGTACAACGAGCAGCCCGTGGTGACCGTGACCGGGCCGGTGGGGCCGCTGACGGACATCACCCTGCCCACCACTACGTGGGAGTTCGTCGACCCCGAGGGCGACAGCCAGGCGGCGTTCTGGTGGCGCAGCTTCGATGAGGCCACCTACACCGCGCCGGACTTCGATCCAGCCACCGCCGTAGCGTTCGACGAAACACCGCGTCCCGACCTGAACGACGGCGGCTGGGTGCTCGGCGCCGACACCTTCTGGACGGCGCGCCGCGACCATCCGAACGGCAACTACCGGGCGTACGTCAAGACCAAGCAGGTCTGGAAGGGCATCGGGTCGCACGAGTCCGAGTGGGCCTATCACCAGTGGGCTCAGGAGGTGCCCGGCCCGCCCAGCCCGAGCCTCTCGGCGACGTTCGAGCCCGACCTGGACCGGGTGCGCCTGGACCTGCACGAGGGTGGCAGCTCACCGGCCACCGACACCTACGACATCTTCTATTCCGACGATCTCGCCTACACGTGGGAGCTCGTGCGGGACGGCTCCAAGGTCGACATTGACGCCGTGCGGGACTCGACCATCTACGACTACGAAGCCCCGCACAACAAGGTCCGGCTCTACCGCGCGCAGGCCTTCCGGGTGCTCAACTCGATTTTGGTCACCTCGGGCTACTCGAACGAGGTTTCCGTGATCGCCCGGATCGACGGATTCCGGCTGAAAGATCTGGTGGTGCCGGCGCTGTCGATGCGGCTCAACGTGCACGATCTGTCCTGGCAGGCGGTCGACGCGGTGGGCGTGGTCTATCCGCTCACCAGTACCGATCCAGCCGGCCGGGAGGCCCGCGCCATTGCCCTGGTGGGGCCCGAGTACGGGGTCAAGGCCAAGATGGTGCTGACCTTCCGAACCGACGCGGAGTACGACGCGTTCATGCAGCTCAAACACACGCGGCGCCAGCTGTTCCTGCAGTACCCCACCGGCGAGCAGCACTACATCCAACTCCTCGGCGACATGGACTCCGGCAAGTGGATCATGAAGGGCGATCAGAACAAGCTGCGCCAGCCCTCGATCAGCTGGGTCGACGTGGACAAGCCGCCGGTGCCGATGCTGCGCAAGTTAAGGAGCTGACCCATGCTCGGCAGCACCCCCGAACACGACGCCCTGGTGGTCACCACGCACATCCACCGGCTCCGCTTCGAGGTCTGGCAGGATGACGCGTTCGTGATGACCTTGCCGGTGATCGACGGCGGGGTGGATCTGGACCGCAACAACAAGATCGTCGGCAGCTTCACCGCCACCATCGGCGACGCGGGCGGCCGGTTCTCCCCGGCCAGCATCCGCGACATTCTGAGCCCCATTGCCGGGACCGAGGTGAAGCCGTTCGCTGGGCTCGCCGTGCCGGTGCCGATCGATTACATCTCTCGCCTGGAGGACGCCGACGACTGGGCCGGCGGACGCGGGTACGGCACGGCCGTCACCCCCGAGGGCTACCTGACGATGGCCTGACCGGAGGACCCCCATGCCACTGACCAACCCGGGCGTATTCAACATCGCCAAGGGAATCTGGCGGTACTACTGCACGCTGCCCGGTTCTGATGACGCCATCATCTGGGTGTTGCTCAAGGCGCCCACCCAGTCCGACGACGTCATGAACAACTACGACAATTTGGCCTCGCTGATCGCGCAGAACCCGGAGTGCAACCGGTCCAATTACGCCCGCAAGGTCACCACCTCGATGACCCCGACCCAGAACAACACCGCGAACACCGCCGACGTCGATGCCGCTGACCAGACCTGGGCCGCGCTGGTCACCGGGGACTCACTCGGCGGGCTGGTGCTCGCCTACCGGCCGGCCAGCAACTCCAACGACGGCGCCTGCATCCCGCTGTTCTACTACCCGTTCGTCGGCCCCACCAACGGCTCCGACGTGGTCGCCGCGGTGCACGCCGCCGGCCTGGCCGGTGCCGCCTAGCCCGTGGGCCTTACCCATTTCGACGTCTACAGCAACGTTGGGTTCACTACCTCCGCGCCCAACATTCCGCTGTACATCGGCACCCAGTGGCAGCCCGGTGACAAGCGGTTCATCTGGGTGGAGTGCGCCCCCGGGCTGACGTTCAGCCAGTTCGCCGGCTGGCAAAAAGTGCACGACCAGCTGATCAGCGGGTCGCGCCGGGTCGGCATCTTCACCCGGGTCCTAGCGGCCGGTGACGGGGACGGTCAGCTGCAGTTCTCCACTGTGGGCGGGTGGGGCTACGTCGGGTTCACCGCGCGCGGTTGGGACGCCTCGCAGACCCTGGCGCCGGCCAGCGGCGGCTCATCGAGCAACTCCGCCAGCACGGTTGCCCCTTCCGTGGCCACCGGGCTGGGCCGGCTGTTCACGTTCCACACGGTGAGTGCCCCGGACAACCCGTCCGGCGCGTTCTGCTACTCCACCCCGGCCGGCATGACCCCGGAGATCTACCGCGCCGACCGGTGGGTGGCGGCCTCGGCTGGCCGCGTCACCTTGGCCATGTTCTCCGAGAACCGCACCACCGGAACCTCGGGCACCCGCACCGCCATCCAGTCTCCCAACGGCAACGGCACCGCGATCTACCCGGGGCCGTGGGGCGCAACGAGCCTGTTCATCCGCACCTTGCCGACCACCACGATCAATCTCGGCAAGGCGATCGAGACCGACACCGCGCGGGCGGTGGCGCTGACCTACGGGCCGGTCACCATCGAGCTCGGCAAGGCCATCGAGACCGACACCGCGCGTGAGATCCGCAACCCGCTGATGACCGTCTGGGAGGCGCCGCCGGTCTACCTCAAACCCGGCATCCCGCTGGGCGGCTCCTCGGTCGCCTTCGATATCAACACCCCGGGCACTACCTCGGCGCAGATTCAGTCGAGCGTGGACAACGGGGCCAGCTATCAGGACTGCGTGGACGGCTCCTCGGTGCCCCGCCTCGCGGTCGGCAAGATGGTCGCGCAGGTGGTGCTGTTCCGCGCCGTGCTGCGCCGCCACGCCGCCGGGGACACCCCGCCACAGCTGCGCCGCCTGGAGACCCGCATCACCCTGGACGCCACCCGCGAAGAGGTCTTCCCACTCGGCGTGTTCAACATCAATGACTCCGAGATGCAGGACTCCCTGGACGGGCTGACCCTGGAGATCTCCGGCGCCGACAGATCGCGGAAGGTCTCGCGCAACCGGTGGGAGACCACCTACGTGCTGTACCAGGGCACCAACGCCGGCACCGCCGTCCGCTCGATCATCGCGGACCGGTTGCCGGGCACTCAGTTCAACTTCGCCAGCACCGAAGAGATCGTGGGCACCCTGTTCCTCGGCGAGGACAGCAGCAACGATCCGCTGCAGGATGCGCAAGACGTCACCCTCGGCGCCGGCATGGAGCTCTATTGGGACCGGTACGGCGTGTGCACCTGGCGCCCCGAGCCGGACCCCGATATCGACATGCCGGTCTGGAAGTTCGAGGACAAGGTGTGGCCCACCATCCTCTCGGCCACCCGGCGGCTCTCGGACGCCAACACCTACAACCGGATCGTGGTGCTCGCCGAGGGCTCGGCCGTGGACGTTCCGGTTCGGGGCACCGCCGAGGATGAGGATCCGGCTAGCCCCACCTACGTGCTCGGCCGGTTCGGGCGCTCTACGCTGATCATCCGCTCGGACACCGCGCTGACCGGGCCGCAGTGTTACAAGGCCGCCCAGGCCGCGCTGCTGCGCCAGAAGGGCGCGACCGAGGAGGTCGAGCTGCAGGTGGTGCCGGTCTACAAACTGGAGCAGGGCGACATCATCGTTGCCGAGCGCGAGCTGTCCAAGCTGTCCGGCGCGTTCATCATCGACTCGATGCACCTGCCGTTCAGCCACCTCACTTCGATGCGGGTCACCTCGCGTCGCCAGCGCCTTACTTAAGGGGGGCAACTGTGACTATCACGGTCGGCAGTTTCAACTACCGCGAGGCCATGAGATGGGACGGCACGAACGGGCAAGATTTGTGCGACTGGCTGAACACCCACTTGCCTCCCCCGGGCGGTCCCACTGGCACTAAGCCCCCTTGGGAGGTGACCGACGCCGGCCCGCCACTGGTGATCGAAGGATGGAACGGATCGCCGCTAGGTACCAGCACCACAATTGTCACCATCGGGCTGAACAGCCTGGTCGGTTGGGGCCCGAACCTGGCTCCTGGGCCTATTCCGACTGTGCTTTCGGACGCCCAGTATTGGGAGGCGGGCAACGTGTTCGGACGGCCCGTTTCAGCTGGTGACGTTGAGGCGCTATGACTGCACCGGCGCTCGTCATCCCCACCCAGCTGGTGCCCAGCCCCTTGGACGCCAACTCTCAGGCCCGGGTGCTGCGCAAGGACAAGCCGGTCAAGTCGCCGCCCCTGGAGCTGCGCGGCGGCCTGGTGACCGCGGTCGACATCGCCGCTGGCGAGTGCACCATCCGGCTCGGGGGCTCGGATACCGACGTGCCCAACGTGCCGCACTTGAGCAACTACGTGCCCACCGTGGACGACTCGGTCAAGGTGCTGGTGGCCGGCAAGACCATGTACGTGCTCGACCGGATCACTAACGCCGGCCCGAGTGTGATCAGCCAGACCCAGCAGGCCAGCGTGCTGGCCGAAGACTTCACCACCAGCACGCTGTACAGCCTGCTCACCCAGGGCCCGGTTCTCTCTGATGTGCGCGTCGGCCCGTCGGGGCGGCTGCTGGTGCAGATCTCGTCCTTGGCCTACTCCGAGACTTCCAACACCCTGGCGCTGATGGGCGTGCTGCTCACCCACCAGGAGTACGCCTTCTCGGTCAACCCGCTGGCGATCAACAGTCAGATCATCTACTCGAAGACCTCGGCTGGCTTGGGGGTGGCAGCCAGCAAGGTGATCATGTTTACCGACCTGCCTCCTGGCATCTACACCGCGCAGACTATGTACGCGTCCAACTCGGGCAATGCCTGTTACTTCTCGAACCGGCACATCTGGGCGATGCCGCTATGACCGCTGAAATGCCCGGCTACGACGCCAGCGCCCTGATGGACGCCGCCATGGCCAGCGCCCTGGTGGAGGCGCTGCGCGTACCGACCCAGCAGCTCGAAGTCACGCAGACCGAGGTCATGCTGGGCCCGGCGTGGGAGAAGCCCGGCCACCCGGTGGAGAACACCGAGCTGGACGCCGACCAGCTGCAGGCCGATTTCGCCCAAGCCCTCGGCCGCGACGTCGCCGTGGTGGCGCGCGCCGCCACCGAGAGCACCACCGGCGTGCTGCACGTGCTCGATGCCAAAACCGGTCACCAACTCACCGTGGACCCCGAGCTCGTGGCCGCTGTGCTGGCCGAGCACGCACCGCCGGAGCCCGAGGAGGACCGGTTCGCCCGCGAGTACGACGACGCGGAGGACGACGCCGGCAGGTTGGCCGCGTACCGGGCGCACATCGGCCGCCAGCGTGACGAACAGGCTCGGGTCAGGTTCCTGGCCCAGCGGATGCGTCAGCGCCTCTCAGAAGCTTCTCCGAGGCTGTCCGGCCCAGCCGCCGCGCAGCCGCCGCGCCCGCAGGTGCCGCCGCCGGTTACCAGCCGCAACCCGTGGAACCGGCCCAACCGCGGACGGTCGAGCTGACCACCTACACGTGCACCCCGTCCGACAACCTGCAGCTGAAGATCAACGCGCTGTTGCCCGGGGACACCCTGTTGGTCGGCGGCGGCACCTACACCTACTCGAACCTGGTTATCGGGGTGTCCGGCTCGCCCGCCAACGAGATCAAGATCATCGGCGAGTGGAACGTGAACGGCACCCACGCGGTGCTGATCTGGACCGGCGGCCCCACCACCGGCGAAGCGGCGATCAAGGTCACCGGCAACTACCTGCATATCGAGGGGTTCGACGTCTGGAAGTCGCCCCGGGCGATCGTGGTGTCCGGCGCGAGCCACGTGAAAATGCGCTCGATCTCGGCCATCTACTGCCGCAACGAGGCGGTGTGGATCAAGGACAACAGCCACCACATCCTCTGCTGGTGGATGTCGATGGGGTCGGTCGACCTGCCGGCGGACAACTTCACCATCGCCTACCGGATCGGCAAGCCCAACGCCCAGTGGGCCAACGCCAACACCCCGGACGCCACCAACAACATCCACCTGTATACGTGCAGGTCGGATTGGAATCCGGGTTGGTCGGTGGCCGTGCACGAGGGTGCACACCACGTGCTGGTGGAAGATCACATGTTCGATTCCAGCTCGGGCCCGGACCACCGCCCGGCGCTCGGCGCGGCCAACGGGGACGGCGGGTACTTCTCCCAAGGCAGTGACGTCCAGTTCCTGCGCTGCTGGGCGGTGGCCGTCACCAACAACTACTTCAAGATCAATAAGATCGTGGTGGGCGGTGTCACCTACGGGGTGCGGCAGGCGATCAAGGGTGGCGGCGGCCGCCCGTTCGGCATTCTGAACCCCGACGACTACGATCCGACCCTTTACCACGCGGCTATCGCCAGCAACACCTTGGACCTCAAGGTCTACCGCAACTTTTTCGACGTCTACCAGATCGTGTTCCCCAGTTATGACGAGTCCGGCGGCGGGAACTGGGCAGCCACCGGGTTCCGCGTGCCGGGAGACCAGTACGTCAAGCTGGACATCGGCTCCCCGGCCCGGAACTACCGGCTGGCCAACGAACAGCTGCCGTTCGGCCAGTACAACCCGTGGGTGGACCTGCACTGGAAACAGAGCGGCTTCGAGACCACCGCGCCGCAGACCGCCGCCATCACCTACGGCATCGAGTTCGTCCTAGAAAAGACCGGCGGGTGGCTGGTCGGCTACGCCTACTGGCGCACAGTCGACTACATCAAACCCGACTTCGCCCGTCTCTATCACCTGGAAATGCCCGAGGGCGGAGTGGACTTCACCAACGATTTCGCCCCCGCTCCGTTGGTGCCGGACTTCACTTCTTTCGAGGAATGGTATGTGGCCTACCAAGCCTGGTCGGTGGAGTACGTGAACTGGCTGAACAGCAGCCAGGAGGTCAAAGACTTCTACGCATCGCGGGCCCTGTTGACCACCTCGAAAGCACTGCCGTACCGAGGCGTACCGACTCAGCAGTACTGGCAGTACGAGTACCTGGATGCCGCGGTCCCCCTGGAGAAGAACCACCACTACGTCGCGGCGTTCCACCTGCCTCCGAACAGCACCATCCAGAGCGCGCAGGGCTGGACGTGCGGCCTGTTCGAGCAGGGCTTCTGGGGCCGCTCGTGGGGCGCCAACGGCATCCGCCAGGGCCCGGTGCTGGTGCCCGCCGTGGGCCAGACCGAGCAGATCGCGGGCGACTCGGCCCGGTCTGGGTTCGACAACAGGGAGAACGGCCACAACACCGTGACCCGCACCATCACCGGGTTCGCCAACAAGGAATCGTTCGGGCTCACCCCGCCACTACCCGGCGAACAGATCACCATGCCGGACGTCGGCATGCCGCTGTTCTCCGCCGGGCTGTCCATCGGCCCGATCATCTCGTTCGCCCGGCAGATCCCGGAGACCGTCACGGTCACCCCGGGCATGAACCTGCAAGACGTGCTCGACACCCGCATCCCCGGCGACACGGTGATCATCTCCGGCACGCACACCGGCGAGTTCGTGATGAAGCAATCGGGCAATCCGGTCAAGCCCATCAAGATCTTCTCCGACGGCACCGCCCGGCTGCGCTACCGGTTCGCCTCCCTGCCGGCGCTGCACATCAAGGCCAGCTATCTGTGGCTGCGCGGCCTGGCCCTGGAGAACGGCCGCTACGGGCTGCTCATCGAGAACTTCGTCCAGTCGGTCCGGGTGGAGGACTGCACGGTGGCGAACGTCCGGGACGACGGTTTCGTGGTCCAGGAGGACACGAAGGACGTTTGTTTCCTGTCCTGCTCGACCACCGACACCGGGCTAGGGAAGATCACCGGCACCGGGTTCCGGATCGGCCGGCACGGCGGTAACTGGATGGCCGACGATCACCCCGACGCGTGCGAACGCATCCTGATCCTGGACTGCACGGTGACCCGGGCCTACGGGGCCGGCGTCACGTGCTGCGACGGCGCCACGCAGGTAGTCGTCAAGAACACCTCGGTCAACCACGGCGCCGGCAACACCCCCGTCGGCGTCTCGGCCGGCACCTACTATGACCCGGCCGCCGGCTTCTGGTCCAAGGCCGACCGCATCCAGTTCATCGGCTGCACCGTGGTTTCCGCGCCGGGCGCCGGGTTCCTGATGTTCGACTCACAGTGGCGCCCCACCACCGCCGACTACGGCCGCGCGGTGGAGATCAAGGGCGGCAGCTCCACCGGCCAGGGCGACGCCGGGGTGGTGAGCCAGTCCGAGGGGCTCAAGGTGTACGCGGACTTCACCTCCACCTCACCGCGGATC